ACATGATGATACCATTGAGACACTTTATTATGCTTGTCTTCACGCTTTTCCGCCTAATTTCGTTCAAGACGATGATAAAGGTGAGTGGGTTAAGACAAAGAAAAGGAGAGCAAAAAGTTGGATTGTAGCGTGATGCCTAGATTTGGCAGAAGATCAAAAGAAAAATTAAAGGGAGTCAATACTAAACTTGTTAATGTTGCTAATGAGATTATTAAGATAATGGACATTACAGTGATTGAGGGGTTAAGGTCTAAAGAGAGGCAAGAGGGGCTTGTTGCTCAGGGAAAAAGTAAAACAAGGTTTAGCAAACATATAGAAGGAAAAGCAATTGACATAGCTCCTTACCCAATTGATTGGAATGATAGAGAGCGATTTCACTATATGGGAGGAATGGCTAGGGGAATTGGGCATGTTCTTGGTATCGATATACGATGGGGCGGAGATTGGGATTCCGACGGAGAGATTAAAGATAATTCGTTTGATGACCTTGTTCATATAGAATTAAAGGAATAAATGAGTGATAAATAATAAATTAACAAGGTCTGATTCATTCTCTAATAAGTTAACTTCCAGGGCAGGTCTTAGCCCCACAAACATTTTTGATAGAGAAGGCGGTAAAGGAAAGGGTGGTAGTGTAAAAACATCTATAATTAGAAGCCTTATATCTCCTTCTGAGAAAGATACTAACAGTCTTCTAGATATTGTGCAGCGTGGGACTATTAATTTGTGGAAAGGCATGGGTGGTAATGCTAAGGTTGAATTAGGAAGATTTAATATAGCAGGAATGGTGGATTTTCATTCAGAGACAGGGGAGCCTCAATATAGAGGTCTTCCTGTAAATGGAATAAGGTTTACAAAGAATCTAAGGTAGGGAATGCCAAGAAAAAGCAAAAAAGACAGAGCCGAAGAAATTAGGTTGTTATGGCAAAGGTCATCGTCGAATGAACGGCGTAAGTGGCAGTCATCACAACAGCAATCATATGATTTTTCTTTAGGAGACCAGTTAACAAAAGATGAGATGTCTAATCTTGAAGAAGCTGGTATGCCTACTTTTATAATTAATCGTATTACTCCTGTTATTAGGATGATAAAGTACTTTGTTACGGCAAATAACCCAAGATGGCAGTCTGTTGGGGCTGATGGTTCTGATATAGACATTGCAGCCGTGCATGCTGATTTAGCAGCTTATTGCTGGGGATTATCTGGTGGAAAAGCTATTATGTCTCAGGTTGTAGATGATGCCATTAGAAAGGGTGTTGGATACTTCCATGTTGACGTTGATGTTGATGCTGATAGAGGTATGGGGGAAGTTATATTTAAGAGTATTGATCCGTTTGACGTATATGTTGACCCGATGAGCAGAGACTTTTTATTGAGAGATGCTGCATACATAATTGTTAAGAAGGATTTACCGAAGAACTACTTAGCAAAACAGTTCCCCGATTTTAAGAGAAAAATTAATACTGCGAATGGTTCTCCAAACTTGCAGTCTATCAGCCAGCGAGATACTGATGATTCTGATATTATCCAGCACTATGATTTAGCGCAACAAGCATATACAGCTGAAGGAAAAGAAGAAGAACTTATTGATTACTACGAAATGTACTCAAGAGAAAGGCTTGTTTTCTATAATCTCTTTATAAAAGAGCCGATGAGCATAAAAGAACAGAATGAAATGAAAGAACAGATTCAGCAGACAGTGGAAATATCAACACAGGAGATAGATGTTGCCTTAGAAGAACAGATGAAGCAAATTGGGGATGCTCTCCAAGCTGGGCAAATAATTGAATCAAGAGCACAACTTGAGGCAGAGAAAGCTCAGATTGAAGCTGATGAAGCAAAGAAACAACAGTCATTGGCAATACAGGCTGAAGTAGAGGAGAGAATGACACAGGTCTCTAGTAAAGTGGTTAGCGAAGTTGAGTATAAAGCCCTTATTGAATCTCCATCGATTTCTGAGAGGATTGTTGATGCTGTCAGATTCTATGATACAAGAATTAAAGTTACAATCGTTGTTGGCGATAAGTTGCTACAAGAGAATTATTTAGCAAACACTTTATATCCAATTGTTCCAGTTCCTTACACACACACTGGCACTCCATATCCAATAAGTGCTGTAACTCCTCTTGTTGGCAAACAACAGGAAATTAACAAAGCTCACCAGATTTTGATTCATAATGCTAACTTAGGCTCAAATCTTAGATGGTTATACGAAGAAGGATCAATGCCTGAAGAAGAGTGGGAGAAGTATTCTTCTTCTCCTGGGGCTTTATTGAAATATAGACAGGGATTTAATCCCCCAACGCCTGTTACACCGTTACCAGTCAATCAGGCATTTTCTGTAATTACAGAGTCAGGGAAACTTGATCTTGAGTATTTGTCTGGAGTTCCAAGATTTTTGCAAGGAGATACTCAATCACAACACGATACATATCGTGGTATGCTGGCAATGGACGAATATGGAACGAGGGCTATTAAAGAGTGGGTAAATACTGTATTTGAGCCATCCATTGGGCACTTAGGCAGGGTTTTTAAAGAGATTTCACAGTCTCATTATACATCTAATAAAGTATTTAGAGTTGTACAGCCTGGTGCGGGACATGAGTATTCTGAGAAAGAAGTAGAAATCAACAAGATGATCTACGATGATTATGGTAGGGCGGTTGGAAAGTTTAATGATTATGCGTCAGCAAGGTTTGATGTTCGTGAGGTTGGGGGAGCCACGATGCCTGTTAATAGATGGGCTCTGTTAGATGAGTACTTCAGGTGGTTCCAGGCAGGGGCTATTGACGATATAGCATTCTTACAGGAGACTGACGTGAGAAACAAAGAAAAGATTATTGAAAGAAAAAGTTTATACTCGCAGTTAATGTCACAAGTTTCACAGCTTGAAGAAGCTTTGAAAGATAGAGACGGTACAATAGAGACTCTTACAAGACAAGTCGTACAAGCTGGAATAAAAGACAGCGTGAGAGAAGCTGGAGAAGGAATTAGGGCAGAAGCTCTAAAGAGTGAGGCTGAACAGAAGTATTATCGCAAGAAATTGCAGGTAGAAGCTGACAAAGCAAAATATGATATGCAGCCTTCTGCGAAGAAAAAATAATACTTGATAATTACATTCAGCTTTGGTTATATTAGAAGTTGACAAATAAAAGGAGAAATACAATGACAGATAAATCAGATAACTTGCTTGAAGATGATGGCAACCCTGATACTGATGTAGACGTTGAAGACAGTGAGTTTATTAGTAAAGACTTTTTCTCTAAACTCGATGCTTCTGTTAATGATATTACTTTTGAAGACGGTGAAGAGAGCCGTGTAGATAATCCAGGTGAAGACACAACCCCTATTGCAGGGCCTGTTGATGTTCCTGGTGATACGGAATCTCTTAAAAAGAGATACAGCGATTCAAGTAGAGAAGCAAAACGCCTTAACAAGCAATTGCAAGATGTTGAACCCTATCTCCCTATTTTAAATGCAATGAAAGAAGACCCAAGTCTTCGCTCTCATGTGCGTGAGTACTACGAGAGCGGTGCGAATAGTTCTGAGAATATTAAAGATAGTCTTGGTCTCGACGAAGACTTCATATTCGATGGGGATGAAGCAATTACTGACCCAGGTTCTGATTCAGGGAGGGCTCTGCAAGCCGCTGTTGACAGCAGAATAAAGTCTGTTGTTGGTAATTATGTACAATCTCAGCAGCAGGAATACCAGCGATCTTCTTCTGAAGATGAATTTAGGAAAAAGCATGAAATGAACTCTGATGAATGGGATGACTACCAAAATTATGCTAAGGAACACATCTTATCATATGATGATATACTCTATTTGAAAAATAGAGAGCAACGTGATGGTAATATTGCCAAGCAAGAGAGAAATGAAATGCTCAGTCAGATGAAAAATGCAAGAAGTCGCCCAGGCAGTGTTAGCACTGTACGTGGCGCAGATGCAGAAGCTTCTCCCGACGATTCTATTTTTGAGGCTATTAAGGGTCTTGATAACGAATTAGAAAACGCATTTAGCTAATTTTTATATTTAGCTAAGTGCTTTAATCCTAAAAATAGGAGAAGGTAAAAATGGCTGATTTATTTTCACTCGAGTCAACTGCTGACGTATCGTCAAGTACTACTTCAGGTAGCCCCAGAACTGGGACAGACCTTAGTACTGGTGTTCTTAGACGAAAGTACAGTTTTGGAGATAGAGTTTCCGAGCTAGCAATAGCTCAAGACCCTTTCTTTCGGATCGTATCGAAACTGTCGAAGAAACCAACAGATGACCCCGAGTTCAAATTCACAGAACGCAGACCTTCATTTCATAAAAGATATGCTTATGTGGTAAATCATGGCACGTCTGCACCAGCTACATCGGCTGGTGGTAACGCTACTGTAACTCATGGCGATGTAGATGCTGGCGATGTATATTACTTTACTATGGCTACTGACTATAAAAGCACTGGTAACATTCAGAATGTTTATGGTCAATCTTCTGG